ACCAGGCTGAAGAGTTCCACAACAACATCGAAGAGTTCATGCAAGGCAATCCGACCCACGACTTCATGATCACCGGATTCCCCGTGTGGTACGGAGACGTCTCAGGCGTATTCCGAGCTCGCACCTCCATGGAGTTCTTGTCTGCCGTCACCGTCAATAGTGACTGGACGCTCCGTTGGGAAGTGACACCTGAGGCGTTCGTCGCATCCCTGTCGCACCATGACGGATCGGGCCGCATCACCGTCGTCTACGCCCCTGAGGAAGTCATCTAGCGAATGACTTGACACGTGACACGCCCACGTGGCACAATGATTACATCACCACGAGCCCTAAGGAGGCACCTATGCAGTACCAACTACTCATCACATTCAACACCGACCGCGAAGTAACCCCAGGCGAACTAGCCGATCTTGAAGGAGCGTGCATCGCTCAGATCGACGAACCAATGACCTGGACAGACGACGGCAACGACTTCATCCGGGCCGACTTCACAGTCAGCAACACCGAGACCACGTGGGTATCTGTCCGATAACCACGACACACCCTTCCCGTACTATTCACACCACACCACCACAACGACCTAGGAGGTCAACCATGTCAGATATCAGAACCATCACATTCACCGCTACCAAAGGCGGATCCGGAACCAGCACGATCGCAGCGATCACCGCACTCACCTCAGGAGTCAAGACACTCTTAGTGGATCAGTCGCAGTCGCACGATCTCTACGCAGTCGTTGCACTCACACCGACATCATCCATCTCAGAACTCACCAGCACCGTTGACGTTGCCATAGGAGACGAATGGGACGACGAAGGCTATGAGCTTGTCGTGATCGACCGTGGACTCAACGCGAAGCCCGTAGACGGGGCCGAGAACCTCATCGTCACTCGCAAGTGCTACTTGTCCCTCCGTGCCGCCAACGCCTCCAGGAATCGTTATGACGGAGTCGTAGTTGTGGATGAGGCCGAGCGAGCACTCACCATCAGCGATGTCAAGCACGTCCTCGGAGTTCCCGTTGTTGCAGTCGTCCCATACGACTCTCGTATCTCGCGATCAGTAGACGCAGGGATGCTCGCCTCTCGCGCCGATCAGTACGCCGAGTACTTGAAGGATGTCGTCAAGGCAAGTGTTACCGCATAACCGTGTAACACCCTTCCGGCACCATTGAACTATCACCACGACCAAGGAGGTCACTTATGACAGACACCAAGACAAGACCAGCATTCCGAGCACCCTGGACATACGGGGCCAAAGGCTACGCTCAGGCAGACACGCTCGAAGCTCTCGCCATCGGCATGAAGCGTAAGCGGAACGTTCAGATCGTTCGCCTCAACAACGAGACGCTCGGCCACCTACAGTGCGCGTGTTGCGGCATCGCATTAGCCGATCCGTATCACGTCAACCCTGGCGACACCAAGACCACCACCGACGAGTGGGGCACCGGCAAGTACTTCCCAAGTACCAAGAAGCTCGTAGTCATGCACTACTACTGTTCGTGGGGCGCACTCATGACCGACATCTTTCAGCTCGGTAGAGCAATGAGGATCGGATGAGTAACTCATACATCATCGACGAGAGAGACCCAGACGTCGGATTCATCGTTGAAGGCGAATGTCACAATTGCAGTGAACCGATCGGACTCTGTTGGATCGGCGGCAACGACAACGGATCAGACGTTGACGAGTTCTTCCCATATTGGGTACACGGACGGATGTTGTTATGTCCCGCGTGTCATGAGATCGAAGACGCTCCAATACCTGAGCGCGTTGTTCTTCCACCTGAAGACTGGCAGCCAGAGATCGGCGGATGGATACTCGTTCACTCACGGATGGGCGGAACCGTTTACTTCGGCCCGTTCGAGACACTGATTGAGGTTGACGAATGGATGAGAGACGTTGGCCAGCATCGCGGCGTACGGGGCTTTCTAGTCCCGCTCGTATCGCCGGCGAGCAACCCAGACAACCTATGGCAAGACCCGATTAGGGACTTCCAGGTAATACCAAAGGATTCACTTGACAACAAGTGATAGACGAGGTTACACTCGTTACACCACACGACACGCCACACGGCGCGTCACCACCAAAGACCCAAGGAGGTCACATTATGAACCATAAGCAAACAGAAGCTCTGCTATTCGTAGCACGAGAAACCCAAATGATCACACTCGCTGAAGCAGCCGAGCACGTGCTACTCGGAGCCGGATTCACAACCGACGAGATTGAAGGCATCTTCAACAAGACGAGCAACCGTGTTGAGATCATCAAGAAAGAGAACAAGGCACGTCGTCGCGACAACTCATGGAGTCGCTGGACAACAGAAGACGACAAGCTCATTGAGAAGCTCTGGGCCAGCGGCAAGACCGTCCCTCAAATCGCAAAGACAATGAAACGTTCAACCGTTGCCGTCAATGCACGTGTAGCACTACTCCGTGCGACTGGATCGAAGATCGAATACCGTAACCTCGGCGTTCGCGATGCACGTCTTCACGGCTCACCAAAGAACAACAAGTTCGTTCTTCCAAAGAAATAATTGACCAGGGGTTGCTGCTTGTCACAAGACGGCGCTAGAACTCAATCCTCATATCCAACGGCGCGCCAAGCTCACGGTAAGAACAACGACATAAGTCGTAATGTTCAGCTCGGCCCTGCCTTAAAGCAGATCTCCGCCTTCCCTCAATGGGGGGAGGGGGGGTTCTAAGTCTCTAGATTGTTCTTTACTGAATAAATCAATACTAAGACTTAAATCTCTACTGGATAAACATCTCGACGAACCGACGCCTCGTGCGCCGCAACAAGGACACCACTATGACTAAAGATAAAGACACTGATACCGACGGCCCAAAGAGTGCAGACGTCCGCCAGGCGTTTGAGCTCTGGTGCAGTCTTCACCGACCGGCTACGGTAGGCACGAAGAGGCAACCAAAGCTTGACGATAAACGTGAGTCACTGATCCGACGTGCGATCGCAACCTACGACCTTGAGACGATCGAGGCGGCAATCCGGGGATGTTCGGTAAGCGAGTTCCATCAAGGTAAGAACCCACGGAATCGTAAGTACGACGACATTGAACTAATCCTCAGAGACGCGAAGCATATTGAAGACTTCGCCGCGCTCTGGGACTCGTACGAAGGCAGCGACGATGCACTCGCCGACGGACTTCGCCGCGAGGACACAGCCTGGTGACAAGAGCAGAGCTAGTTCGCATAGTTGACATCGTTCAAGCGGCATGGCCGACGTCAGATACCAACCGTCACGCAGTCGTTCGTACCTGGTGGCGCTACTTACAAGACCTTGAATACGTTGAAGTCCTTAAAGAGATTGACAAACGGGTCGTCCGAGGCGGCTGGCCACCACGTGTTGGTGAAGTACGGCGCGCAATAGTTCTCGTTGACCAGTTCGCTGGCGCGCAACAAGCCTGGAACGACGTGCTCGAACGGCTACGCGCTGTCGAGACCGGCACGCAATGGAACGACATCAGCGATCAAACAGCTGAAGCGATGCGCGCTTGCGGCTTTGACGGGAGGTCACGCCCAGATGAACGAGCGTTCAAGGCTGCTTACGAAAGTGTTTGCCAGTCGCTCGAAGATTCGCTGCTCGAGATTGCTAACCCTGAACCGTTCGGAGATATTAAATGAGTGACCCAGTAGAAGACTTCCTGGTCAAACTCAACGGTGTGCGTAAGAACGGTGGGCGCGAAGAGTGGTCTGCTAAATGTCCTTGTCGCGCTGACGACAACAACCCTTCGTTATCGGTCGGTGTCGGATCCCAGGGGCAAGTTCTCGTAACGTGCCATCGCGGTATTCCTTGTTCGCTTGACGAGATTTGCACGGCGGTCGGTATTGAACCGTCCGATCTGTGGCCTGAAGATAAAGAGTCTGTTCTTGATCGGCCTAAGCCGGCGAAGAAAGAACCACGGCCCATTAAAGAAGCGATCCAGAAGAAGGAACCAGAGAAGTTGGAACTCGACACAACATACGACTATGTCGATGAACACGGTGAACTTGTCATGCAAGTGCTGCGGTATCGCACCGAGAAAGGTAAGACGTTTCGCCAGCGCGTACCCGACGGCAAAGGCGGATGGTCTTGGTCTACTTCGGATCTGGAGTCACGCCCCCTTTATCGGCTGCCTGAAGTGTTGGCTGCTGTTGCGGTCGGTGAACCGATCTGGGTCGTTGAAGGCGAGAAAGATGCCGACACTCTCGCCGGCCTTGGCTACGCAGCGACGTGCAACCCGATGGGTGCTGACAACGGTTCGGGTAACAAATGGCGCGCTGAGCACACAGCCTGGCTCGCCAATGCGAAGGTGCGGATCGTCTCGGATAACGACGTCGCCGGCGAGGTTCACTCACGGTACGTAAAGGAACAGCTCGAAGAAGCCGGTGCGCGGGTGAAGCTTGTTCGACCACCCGACGGTTCCAAGGACGTGACCGAGATGATTGAGTCTGGGCTGGATCTATCTATGTTGACCTCAGACGCCCTCCAGGAGGTCATGGATGATCCAGGAGCTTCGGTAGCCAACGTCATAGCCGATCTGCTTGCTGACACCAGAGAGACGCTCGCAACGAGACTTTCCAAAGCGCGTCGTTTGCTCGACGGTGCTGAACCCCAGGGGTCACGGGAGCTACCGGGTCGGTTCACGACATGGCATGACCTTGTCGCTGAGGCCGATGAAGAATACAAATGGCTTATCCCTGGGCTGCTTGAGCAGAACGAGCGCGTAATGATCGTTGCTGCTGAAGGTGTCGGTAAGACAATGCTTGCCAGACAGGTCGCAATATGCTGCGCTGCTGGTACGCATCCGTTCACGATGGCGCGCATGGATCCAGTACGAACATTGTTTGTTGACCTGGAGAACCCAGAACGAATCATTCGTCGTACGGCGCGCAAGATTGTTGAGAACGTTAAAGGTCAATGGCCTGACAGGCCGACAACCGACGCTCACCTTTGGATTAAACCCGACGGCATCAATGTCTTAAATCCTCGAGACCGAGACCGGCTCGAAGCCATCATTGAAGAAGCACGACCCCAGCTTCTGGTGATGGGGCCGATCTACAAGATGTTTGTTGATCCAGGTTCACGAACGGCTGAATCGGTAACCATCGAAGTCGCTATGTATCTCGACAGGATTAGAGAGACATACGGGACGGCTCTATGGCTCGAGCATCACGCGCCACTCGGTAACGCATTATCGGGGCGCGACCTTAGGCCGATGGGATCAGCGGTATGGATGCGTTGGCCTGAGTTCGGCTATGCGCTGTCACCAGATCCGACAGCTCCAACACCTGAGTACGAAGTAAAGCAATGGCGCGGCCCACGTGATATGCGCGAATGGCCGGCGCGCCTTCGACGCGGTCGACTGCTACCATTTGAGGTAGTCAACTAGACACAAGCAGACGGGGAGTCACGGCGTGGCCGAGAAAGACAAAGGACTGACACGTGAGTTCCTCGCTGAACGCGACGCCCGGATCTTCCAGGCACGGCGCGCTGGTGTCACAACGCACGAGATTGCTAAACGGTTTGGGATCTCGGTGGGGGCCGTACACAATGCGGTGACCCGGAACCTTCAGAAGCTCAACCGGGAAGCGCTCATGGCGTACCCGGAAGTGCTTCGTATGGAACTCGAGCGCCTGGACGCGCTCCAGCAATCGCTCTGGCCACTCACCCAGCATCGTAAGGTCGCTGGCCCGGACGGTGATGAGCATGTTGTTGAGCCAGACATGAAGGCGGTGCAGCAGGTTCTTGCCATCATGGATCGCCGGTCACGCCTGCTCGGCATGGAACAGGTCAATGTGGCCCTCACGGTCGACGGTGCGAGTAGCAATCCGCAACGCGCTGTTCTCGCCGGCGCAATCACGGCCTCAGCAGCTGATGCTTTCGACCCAGAGACCGAAGCACGTATGCTCATCGAGCTGATGGGTCGATCCGGAGTGCTTCCAGCGGGAGCTGCCTCAGAGCTCCTAGGGATAGACATCGAACAAATCGGACAAGAAGATCCGCCGGCGTTGCCGGTCTACGAGATGGAGATCATCGATGAGCAATAACCAAACCCCAGAAACAGGCCAGGTTGAAGCAGCCATGGAACAGGCCCTCGCCGGCTTAGACCTGACAGTCACGCCACCCAAAGTCAAAGACGGAGACGAAGCTGTCGTCCAGGTCATCGTGCGCGTCCCAGCGGCCACACGTGAACGCTGGAAAGAAGCCGCTGAACGCAACCGGGTCTCGATGTCTGAGTTCATACGGGTCGCTACCGACGACGCCACATCAGCGATCCTCGACTGTCACCATCAGTCACGCCGTGTCTACCCCTGGGCGCAGATCTGCAACGACTGCGGTGCGCGCCTCTGATGGCTGACGGCAGACAAGGACGGCCCGTCAAACGAGCGCGGGAAGACACCGACGAAGCGAAGCTCACGGTACGCATGACGGGACGCACGAAGAACCTTCTTGCTGACATGGCTACCTCCTACGGTTTAACGATCGGTGAGTATCTAGAGACGCTGGTGAACAGGGATGCCTCGCGGACCGAAGGGTGAGTCTGTCTTGTATGTCCGTCTCCCCAGGGAGACACGGGATGCTGTAGCACGGGCTGCTACAGATGAGGGGATCAGCATCAATGCCTGGTGTGCTCGCACGTTACACGAAGCCACACACCATGCCACACCACACGATGCGATACAACACACCACACCACACGACACGATGCCACACGATACGCCACGCATCACAGTTGTCGACATCATCCGCAACATCACAGAAGGCCGACCCATCATCGCCCCATGCGGCAGGACCTGGCCATGCACCGAAACCAAAGGCACCACCACCATCGCCGGCATGAACTACTGCACCACCTGCAACGTACGCCAACCCTGACACACCCCCGTGCTAGAGCGAGTTGCCTAACAACTCTGACACACCCCTCTGCTAGGCGAAGTCATCGTCGATCTCCACAATCGGCAAAGACGACCCAGACCGAGACGGTCCGCGCCCAGCAAGCTCCGCCCACATCTGACTAATAGTCGGACGAGACGGACGGATCCCCCGCCTCCGCTGCTCAGCAGACAACTGGCGCGGAGTCAAACCCGCCCACACCCCGTGCATATCAGCCGCAGGGAACTCCAACGCGTAATTCAAGCATTCCCGTCTGACCGTGCATTCATCACAGATCCGTCTGGCGGCGTTGATGTATTGGGTGTCTTTGTGGTGTGCGGGGAACATTGCTTTGGT